TTTTTTTTCGGACAAAGATATGTCTTTTGTTGCTTAATAAGAAACAAAATGATTTAATATAAATTAATTTTCTTCCGGGTCAACATCGATAGACATATTGTATCTTTTCCTGATAAAGACTTCTGTTTCTTCATTAAACGGGTAGGCTTCTTTCAAGAAAGCCATAGCCCGCTCCGCATCTTTATCTGCTATCTCAATATATCTTTCGAAAGTCATGCAAAGGTCGATGTTGTACGCACGCTCCTGTTTTATCTTGTCCACGTATTTCAATACCCTGTCTTTAATTTCATTGGCTTTTTTCACAGTATCATTGAAGGAATTTATACTTTTCAATTCTGGATCTTTGTTTTCCTTGTTTACCTTATCAAACTCTTCCTTACTATATCCAGCTTCTCCTGCAATGGCCGGGCAAACACTTTCCCCTATGATCCAAAACTGTTCATACGATCCTATCAGAAACTTTGATTCCATTTTAAATGCATTATATTTAACAAGCAAATTAGCCACCTCAGTTGCACCTTCTATGGTTCTAAAACCGATGCCGACATCTTTTAACATAAATACTGGAACTCCAGTTCTTGGATACACGACTTCTTTTTCGTTCTTTATATTCCAATTTTTAGCTTCAATTGGAATACCCTTACCAACAAGCTCTTTGTCTATATACAGACTTATCTCTTCGTCTGTCAATGCCACAATCTCATCTCTGCTTAAATCAAAAACTGTTTTCATTTCTTTTTATTTATTAAATTAAACAATCTACCTCTTTGTTCAGGCTCCGTATATTCTACCCATATATCGGCTGCCACATTTCTAAGAAATTCCATAAAGTCATGATGATCCCTGTATTCAACAGAATCGACTTTTCTCACAAAACTTAGGATTTCCTTTAACATCTTATTGTTTTCTTCAAGAAGCTCTCTGTCGGTCATAACCTTTCAAATTTTCTTCTTAATTTATTCATTCTTCTATTTTCTTTAAAACAAGGAAATGGCTTATCTTTTACCGATAAATAACCATCTTGAATACAGTCGCTTATAGCTTTAGAGGATAGTATTTTTACTAATTTTGTACCCGATCTATCATTAGGATCGTCAAGTCCTAAAACGTTTTGCATTCCGGTATTAGACCTCGCCTCTACGAATTAAATAACATTCTCCTTTTTTATTAGGATGCTTCTTAAACGGATCTTTTGGCAAATATATGTATTCATACTTATCAGTACATTTTTTTTGTTTCTCCAAATTGGATGAAGTGTTTTTCCTTTTTTGTCTCATAACTCTAACTTTTAAAAATGAATAATTAATTGAGTATATAATTACCTAAGGTAATAGATCATCCAAATAAGCCCATGATTCCATTTCATCTAATCTGCATAAAATACATCCTGGACGGCTGGATACAAAAACTTTGTTCTCTTCCAACACACCCATAACAGGAAAGCGTTTCGTCATCCCCACCTTTTTAGGGATAAATATAGCAAGACGATAGCATTCTGGAATTATTGTTATGGGGTGCCACACGCTGCCTATGCGCCAGCTTGCACCAGCTTTGAAGGCTTTTTGTAATTCTACTGCCATGCCTTTACCTGTCCAGATATCATGATCTTTTTCTTGATAAGACTTTGCTGCTTTTTCAATATCTTCTCTTTCCATTTTTCTTTTGTTAAATTAATATCTTTCGCGAAGTGAATTATTGTTCTGTCTCTAAACTCTCTGCAAGTTCTTAAAGAGAACCTCGTACAAAGGCTGTTGTTTCATCACTACATCGACTTAAGAAATTCAACAATGTGCTCTGAATATTGTACCATTCATTTAACTCCTGCTGTAAATATTCTTTTTCATTCATATCTATTTGAATTTTATCTTTTCCAATGCTTCTATCTGTTTTTTCAAAGAAGCGATCTTTTTTAATCTCATCTTCTCGGCTCTTTCCATAGCTTGTTCTCTTGTCCTAAAGCATTCCTTGCCTAAAGAATAACTTGGAAACCCTCCTTTCTCGTATGCCCTTATATATCCATTTCCATGATCTTGTATTTTCACTTCTTTTTCCAATATGCCTTTTGTTAAGGCATATTTAGTTATAAAAACTTTTTCCATATTCTATTATTTTTGAATGGTATATCGTTCACACTTTCTCTTCATATTGTTCATGATGAACCTTCTCTCTGTCAGTGTAGTAATCTCTTTCTATCAAGTCCATAAGTTCGGACATGCTTTCAGAATTATCGTCAGATGATTTTCCTTTGAAGAAATACCTCATATAGTCTGACAATTGATTGGCTGCATTGCGAAAAGCCTTTTCTTTTTCCTTCCATTCATCAGTAGGAACAAACCCTCTTTCCTTGAAATGGACCATGTACAGATCAAGATAATAGACAGACAAGTCCGCCATATTAAGTGACAAATTGAGTGTTTTCGCAGCCCAGGAAACAAGAGATTTTTCCATGTTCTGTTCCTGGTAATAGAACTTGTCCTTTGATTTTATATAGTCCATTTCTTCCTGGAGCTTTAATCTTTTTTGGTTCAAATATGTGATTTTAGCCCAGTTCCGCATACTTCTCGCTTTACTGATTTCTCTTTGAATTTCCCTTAATTCAATAATGAATGTTGCTGTAAATACGTGTCGCTCTTTTGAGCCTATTATTTTCAATTCCTTTCTCATGTTCTTTCATTCATTTGTTTCGCTTATAAAATTAACAACATTCTTTAGATACCCTTCTGTCATCTCTATGAAATTAACACAATCCAATTTGCTTAATTTGTAAATCAATGCCGGATTGTGTACTATGGCTATAATTTGTGTTTGTGGTTTATGAAATGACAATACATTATAAATTTGCATTATGTTGTCAATGTCAAGATTCCTGTCTGGCTCATCCATGAGAACCGTGTATTCAAAACTGCTTTCTGTTAATGTTATGCGGTTTCTTTTATAATACTTCAACAGGTTATCAATTCTTTTAATCCAAAACGCATTTGATTTTTTCTTGTATTCTACAAGATCTTGTATTGGAAACGTATAATCCTTTTGACCGAACATTAAATTGAAAAGTGATTCCAATGATAACACCACTTTCTCTCCATAAGATCTTCGAATATTATTCACATACAAATCGAAATTGCTGATATTTTTCAATACGCTATCTCGATTCATCTCCGCCGGTGGCAATAAACGGAATACTTTCCCTGCATAATCAGACAATATGTCAATCCCATCAAGAACCTTGTCATCATCATCAAATATAGGTAGAAAATCCAGCGCCTCAGCCGGCATTTCAGAGCACATGGATTTCTCGCATAACGCATACATTGATATGATGTTAAGCAAAGTTGATTTTCCACTACCGTTTTTACCTACAATCACATTCACTCCTGGCTTGAAAATAAATTCTCTACTATTTTCAAACGCTTCTATGTCAGAAGCATATTCAAAAGGAGTTTTTGTATTGTCTTTTATTTTTACTGATGTTATCATTGTAATCCTTTTTAAAAATCAATTACCGCCCGAACCATGTCTCCGACGTGCTTGTTGCCGGTGCCCGTGAGGCCACTGGAGAAGACCACGTACCACGCGACGGCCTGGCTGCTCTCAGTACTGGACCAATACCACGTCGAGGAGAGGGGAGATGCCGAAACATAAGCGAATGCTTTGTTTAGTTCGTCCATATAATGGTTCATTAAATTTAATTGGCTAAGAGATGGTATATACTCGCCATCTTTCAGCATATTTTTCAACTTTGGATTTCTGGCTACAAGGCGTTCCGTATTGCCGCGTCCGTCAATGTCAAACAGCGCATCACATTCACGTTCGTAATATGTCCCACCTCCGGATTCTTCACGGCTATCATCGTCAAGCAATTGTACGCTATCATGCTCCGTCAGTGAGATAGCAAATGACATGTATCCGTGCTTCAACCCGATGTATCGTACACAATCTTTGGAGTTATCGCCGGTAAACAGCTCAGCGTGTCCGTCTCTGTAGATTAAATACAAGCCATTTTCTCTTGATGGCACTCTATTTTCACATACGCATCTTTCATTTTTGGGTCTTACAATTATGTTCAACTCATTCAACACATAATCTTTTATGACTTCCTTACTTATTCTTTCTACAAAATCATAATCCCTTTGTTTAAGCTCATCATTTACCATACATCTGATCCAATTTTCTATCTGATTGTTTCCTCCGTATGTATTATGCATGCACCTTTTTACAAGCTTTTCCAATAATGGTTCTATGTCTTTGATTATGTCTTCTTTGGTAAGGTGAAGTTCATTTAGTATGCAGTTTCTTACTGCCTTATATTCTCTACTTGTGCTCATAATATTCTATTATTTTTTTTCAATTAGTCCCATCCTCCAGTAGCATACAAAGATACATCTTCCTCCTCTACATTTACACCTTTAAGAGCCTGTAGAAGTTTTTTCTTTGTCTCCCTACACATATTGTAACCATAGCCTTTGTACCGGTATGTACGCTCCCATGTGCTGATTGGGAAAGGAATATTTTCGTCAATGACCAGCCTCTTCATATGAAGATGTTCGAAGAATTTCTCATGATAGAGTAGTTTGTACTCGTATGCTACTATACTTGCATATGAGAATGGAGAATAATCATCTTCCCTTTCTTCGTATTTAGGCTCCTTGTAGTAAGCCATTTTTGCTACAGTAAAGTCGAAGCTCCTGAGAATCTCTTCTGGCTTTCCGAACTCTGACTCTATGAACTCTACCCATACCTTTTCTCCCTCTTTCTGGAACGCACATACCTTCTCATTTCTATATTTAAATTTCCATCCTTCTTTCTGATGTTTTTCATCATTGAACAAATCAATAGCTTCCTGAAAATCGCTTTCGCTTTCAAAGAAAATATCAATGTCTTTTACTTTTTCTCCGGAAAGGATATTCTTAAAACATCCACCAGCTATGAACCCTTTGTGACCTTCCATATACTTGTCAAGCCATCTTATTTGCCAGAAATTATCTGGAGTATCTATTACGAAATTGTTCATATCGTTTGTATTTTACTGTTACCAAGCGAGATAAAAATTCCGCTTCACAATAATACAGTGAGTGTAATTGCTCAGGTCGATTCCGTTGTCCGTAAATGTATCCAGGACTCGTTTTTCCACGTATTTGAGTTTTACCATTATCCCCTTCTTAAACACTTCTATTAACTTCTCATTGCACTCAATAGGTCCAATAAGACAGTATCTATTCGAAGGACTGTCTGATATACAATATGTCTGACATCCTAACATGTTGCTTAAAATATTCTCATACATATTTTCTATATTTTACAATTCTTAGCTATGTTACTTAATTCAGCGGTCATTATCAAATCTGATAGTGACCGCCCCGCATGCACATTTTTGAATAAATTTTACTTTTAATAATTTTCTCATTAGAGTTATCCTCTATTTACTTTTTTCTTTATTTCTTCCGCGATCTCTTCTAATGTTGTTGGAGATAAATAATCATCTACCCTCAACTCTCTTACATAACCTAAGCAATCCAGACCCTTAGCGTCTATTTCCTGCCTCTCTTCGTCGACCCATCTTAAAGTGCCATTTTCTCCACATTCCGGGCATTTATCTGCCCCACATGGAAGAAGCATTTGCGCCCCACATAAGACACATCTCACCCAGTCTCCATGCTGCACCCCTTCGTATGTTATTGTTTTCATATTTGTTATCCATTTTTATTAGTTCCTAAAAGATGTTCGTTTCCTTCGTATGGGATACACTGACTAAATCCTATCCCTCCTAAGCATTCGTATTTATTATCTTCTCCTGATTCTCTGGAAAATAAATGCAATTTCCACCTCTCTTGGTTAGTTCTTCTTACCAATACTCGTTCAAATGGTTTGAAGTCATGTTTCGGCATCTCATCTAATAGATACTCATATTCACTTAAATATCGTTTTATTATATCTATTTTTCTACTGTCTTCGACTTTTATAATCTTTTCTGCTAAAAATTTCTTCTCTTCTTCTATAGCCTTTCTTACATGCCGTTTTTTATCTTCGTCATACACATGAGTCCATAAATTGTAATCAAACCTAATATCTCCAAATGTTGCCATTCCGCATATACATCCCATTATCCCTTTGGTAATAATTCCATCATATATGAATTGATATCCATTAGTGCTTGTTAATACATCTCCTTTCTTGAAATACGCCCCAGCCTCTACTTTCAATTCCAGAGTGGTGCCGCCAATAGTACAACCTTCCGTGTTGGCATATATAGCACTTATTCCATATCCATCTTTTCTTACAAAAAGTAAATTATAAGGACCGGCGCAGTCTTTCGACTCATATACAAATTCTATCTCAATATTATCAATTAATACCGAACCTTCTATTTCTCCGCTTTTAATTTTTCTCGCCGTATTTAAATCAAACGGAACAATAATTGGATTTTCCATATCTTTTTATTTTTAATTATGTAATCAATAAAACAAGATGGGTTACTTAAACCCATCCCAGTTGTTTTGCTATTCTCTCCATTTCGTTATATGCTATCCTATGACATCCAGCGGTTAGCAAATCGTTTTCGTACCGATTTAGACTCCACTGGTGACCGGTGACGTCCTCCACCAGACCGTGCCGAAACTCGGCGCCCCGGTGCATTGCCGACACAGCCCGCCACAGTTTTCTGGCTTCTGCTACTCCAATCTTTATCTGTTTACTTGTCTCAATAATATTTCCTTTTATACGAATCCAGGCGTTAGGTTTTTCACCAGGAATATAGAAAGGTGTATTCAAGAAATTGATTTCTCCTGACTTCCACTCTTCCAGTTTTTCATCAAAATCCTTGTAACGGGCTTCTTCTTCCTTTCTTAATCTCTCTAATTTTATTCTTTCTCTTTCTTCCTCACCCTTTCTCCATCTTTCAGATCTTTCTGAATACTTAATCCATGTACCTTCCCCGCAAACTTCATCAACAATCACATTTACGGTCCCTAACACTTTTAATCCTTGATGATCCAATAAAATTTGAAAGATGCGTTTTAATTCATGTACGTGCTTACGCTTGATACTATCTTCGCTCTTGGATAATTCATGATTGGTTCCAAGCCAATCATTAGCACTCTTTTTAAGGATACTCTTAGCAGTTCCCATGTTAAAGAACTGAATGTAATCCATCATATTCCCAAAAGCGCCCCAAATATCTGTATAAGATAATTCTGTCTTAGCTCTTTTGTATTTTTCAATAGACTTCTTAATTGATTCCAGTTTGCTGGCAACAAACCTCATATTACCAGTATCCGATATATTATCCCCTACACTGAAAACCATTGCCCAAATTGGTATCGCATTACGAACATAGCATTGATGTTTGCTCGTGGTAGCAGAATAATAATCTTCATTTATCAGGTATGCTTTCTTCCCTTGTTTGTTTTTTACTATTCTCCCGACTTCAAAGTGATGCCCATAAGAATAAATACTTGTACCTTCAAAGAAGAAATTGCTCCCTGATGCTGATTCTTCTTGTTCATGAGCCCACAAGTGAGCGACCATTGAATTGTTCATATAAATATCTTTTTAATTGTTTAACTTACCTTTATCATATGACATTCTCTTTTCGTATTTTTCAATACGTTCGGTTATCATATCGCAGAAGATTTGCCCTTCTTTTTCGGAACCTCTGAAATAACCAATCATCTTCAGGATGTTCCCGTCAAACTCATGAACGAACTTGTTATAATAATGTTCACCCATAACTTTCCCATATTTTTCCACGAACAAATCCTTGTCTAACGACTCATCCTTAAAACAACGGTTGTAATCCCATCTTACGATACGAAACAATGTTTCAAAATTCAATCTTTCCATATCTAATATTTTATTTAAGTTCAAACTTGATTCCCTCCGGCAACTTGGAGCGGTCTACCTTATTCACAAAATCATCAAACTCTTCTTGTGTGATTTTTTTCTTCATAGCTGTCCCAGTTGAAAGACAAAGTGTTCGTGTGAGGATAATATATAACATTATCGGTAGACAACCCATAATCAAACACACAGAGCATTATCTTCTTTTCAACTTCTTCTTGTCTGATTTTCTTATCGTATCGCTCACAAATTTCAGCACGCTTTTTCAACATCTTTGCCTTATGAACCTCTTCCCTACGTTTTTCGATATTTTCTGCGGAATAATACCCGGCTTTAATGTGCTCTTCAATAAACAAACGTTCCTCGTCCGTTAATGTCAAAGTAAACCTTTCCTTTTCCGGTTTATACGGATTTACCCATTTCTTGCCACACAGGTTTTCAAGTGCAACAAGAAGCTCGTCTGATTCACGTTTCCATCTATCCACAATTCCTAAATCGAAAAGCAGATACTTGAAATACATCTCATCGTCCACTGCTTCAGATAATTTGGAATATTCCTTGTCTGATATACGTAAATATTCAATAGCCACAGACTTATCGCTATTCTTTATGTGATACGTGCCATTTTCTACCGGATACATAGGAGCACCATAATGGTTACAAAGATGCAACGATATGAATTTCGCCAATTCCGGAAAATGTTTTGCAACTTCATTGTGACAGCAGCCTCCTAAGTAATCCTCATATTTTCCATGCTTGTTTTTCCAGTCGACGTCGGCTGTTATGCTCCAGTCGCATATGTTATTTTTGCAGTCATCATCCAAAGAGATTCTAACTGTTATTCTATAATCTTCTTCATTTTCTGTAAAGAATTTTGTACCTGAATAAAACAGTTTGTTTGTAGTTTCCATATTATTTCAATTTAATCATTACACTTATGAAAAATAAAATCCGCACATTCTCCAGGAAGTGTTCCCGCGTCATTACAACGGTAAAACCCCTGTGTTCCCCAGTCTACATCTACCGGATAACCTTCTGCTTTTTCCAAGAAGCGTTTGATTTCCTCACATTCTTCATCCGTTAATCCAGTGTAATCATCATTGATTAACGGGCAAGCCCAATAAGAGGGCAACCTGTATCTTATTACTTTTATGCTCATAGTTTTATTAATCTACAGCTATTATCTTCAAATACCGGAACTTTCCCTTGTTCTCTAAAATAAGCAGTGGCCACCTTGAAAGCATAAAGCGGATTTACTTTCTGGATTTCTTGTTGTGATTTATAGAAAGATAGCGGCTGACATACATAGAAGTTTTCATTGTCAAGGCAACCGAAAAGCCAATCCATATCGGATCCACTGCAAGGCGTCCGTCACTATCAGCCATTGACCTGAATCAGTATTATTTGTAATTCTTTGGTGTTCTTTCTGATAATACACCCTCGTGATCTCCCCATCTCCTTATTCTTTCAGGTTATGTTCTTTCATTATTTCTTCTATCAATTCGTCTGTTTCCATATAATAACCCCAACAGGAATCAACCTCTTCCCATTCTTCTCCCTCTTCATCCTCCCTGGATTCATCTTTGTATTTCTTGACAAATTTCACTTTCTTTTCAAGCACATACCCCTTTACATCTCCCCACATCCACATACCTATGGATTTCACTTCATCATCAATCAATTTGTCAATTTGGGTTTCCCAATCGGAAGTATTATTACTAACCATTTTTGTGTACCTCTCCTTTGTACAGAAAGCTATACCTTTAACATAATCCCCTTGACTGTATCCTGTTGTGGACCATTCTTTGACAAATATATCCTTGCCTAAGTCTGAAAGAATCTGAATCAATTCTTCACATCCTAAGTCTTCTGTAAATTCATACGTATAATCATACGTGTAAAGATCTGATGGAGAAATGCTAAAAATTTCTTTATAATACCACATTTTATCATGGTTATCATATCTCAGTTGATAACCGTCAATCTTGCCTTTCTTAAAATAATTCAGCAAGTCTTTCCATTTAACATATTCACTAATAAGTTTATGTAGTGCATCTATAAGTGAGTGTCGACTATCTCCGTATTTACCAAACACTTCTCTCCAATCACACACATCTTGCAGTCGGGATGAATCGCTATATTCCCATAAGAAACATGCTGTCATATCCCAACTTTTACAAGGACATTCCTCCTCATTATCATAGTATATTTTTATACGATAATCCCCTACTTCTTTTGTTGTAATAAGTCTGTCTTCCATGTCTTTATATTTTACACAAAGTGAATACTATATATCTAACACCATAACTGTTATGTTTATATGATACTAAGAAACCCTCAGAACGAGCAAAATCAATTGCCACCTGTTCATGTGCCATACGGATCGTGTTACCGTTAGGCGATACATCGGTTTCTCGAATATGCTTGTCGCAAATAAAACTTGCATATCCATACGCCTTAATTAGACGAGAGATTTTACTAATAAATTCGTCCTTACTAAATGGTGCTTCTTGCGCTATTTCCATACGCAATTTTTCTGCTGCTGTCATAATATTAATCTGTTATTCTGTAATAATAATCAAGTTCTTCTCCCTTAAAGTTATTCATGGCATACTCGTCAGCTTCTCGCCACAACCGGTCATACAGTGCAGCCAGTTCACGATTGCTGTCATAATGCTGCCAGATTTTATGATTCAATACGAGCGTTAATTCCGTGAAAAACTTATAATCATCTTTCCATTCACTGAATGCACGTTTGTAGGTATCTTTGACACCTGCTACACCATACTTGTCGGCTATGCTGAAATCTTCCCAAAAGGTAGTTATCCGGTCATAGCCGTTCTCCTGCATAAATTCTCGAAATGTCATAAGCTATTATTTTAATCTTCTTTTTACATTATGCTTACTTTTTCCAGCACCAAAAATTCACAGCATATTTTCCAGTAGTTATAAATATCTTATCTCCTCCTATCTCCGCAAGTATGTTCTTTCCAAATATCCTTGTAAGAAGCGGTATATACTTTGCATCTATAGGTAAATCCTGGATTTCTTTTATAGGTCTATATGGCACAAACGCTTTGTTCTCATATACCATCTCAATATACAATCCATCCGGTGATTCAAACACGTCTTTCCCTTTCTGTCTCATCCCAGATCGTATTATCCGTTCTTTCCAAGATTGAATATATGATTTTCTAAGGGTCTCATTTATCTTATTAATGACCTCTTCCTTAAATTCGTAATACTCATATATATGACCTTTGTAGTCAGCTATCATTTCTTCAATCTTACTTTCGGATGCCCATAACCCATAATACACATAGCAATCCAATAATCTATCTACTGAAGAAACACCAATCAGTACCATTTTAGAAAGTGGATTTCCCTCTTTTTCCAATTCTTCTCTTGCTCTGTCTGTCGCCGCATCCCACCATTGCCCTTCACACTTCTCTATCTCCCCGTTGTCAAGTACGATATCGAACTTTCTACCTCCGAAAGCTTCTCTTCGCTCATTTCTCTTTGCAAGGAAATCATAGAATATACCTCCTATCCTTCCAATAATGGTATCATCTCCGTACTTTGTGCTAATTTTATCAGGCATTTCGTCAAAGACAAGGAACTTCGATTCTCCTGACTCTACTAAATATAATAGCTTCATGATTTATCTCTTTAAATGTAAGTTATGCTGCCAACATTAATCTGCATTATATCGTTTTCCAGCGTAATGAAATTATTTTGTTTTATGGGTCCAAACATCAATCCATATACACTTACTGTATTAAACAGCCTAACAGTGTGAAAATCTTCATTTAGCTCTACCCTGTTTTTATCCCAATATCCCAAATCGTTGATAGTTGCCGGGAATCCTCCTACGTCGTTATACTTATAGTAATCGTTTTGATTGAAAACGATTCCCTTTATTAAGAGGTTCCCGATGCTTTTCATGTTGAATCCGGACAACGCGATCTGCTCTGAGATATAACTAATCAAACAGTTATGATACGTGTTTGGCTTATCTCCTCTCTCGTTAATAATTTTCTTCCATTTCTTCGTTAATGGAACCCTAATATCCATATATGTACCAAATACGACTATGTTAGGACATTCTCCTTCAAACTTCGTTAAATCTTCTACTCTCATAATTAACAAACATTTGTATTGTTTTCGTCGTTCACTATCTGACTAATGTACGGTCCTGGCCACAGACAGCCAGGCCGACCTCATGGCAGGGCAGGCGCCGCCTTACTCTGGCTGTTCTACCCACTCCCTGTATCCTACATTAAAACCAATAGGATCATGCCTTTTGATCATAGTGCCATAATTCTCTCTACCGCAATACCTGTTCTTTCCTCCAATGATCCATGCCTCATCGTCTCTATCTGGAGATATGGAGTTAAGATACTTCTCATAATCTTTTCTACTCTTTTTATTTAGATCCATATTCCACTATATTTATGTTATCGAATTTTTCTTTTATAATATCCAAGACTCCGTACTCGTTTGTTATCATAGCATGCATCCCCGGCTTCATTCTCCACAGATTAAAATACCTTGTCACATTCATAGTGGCATTAAATAATGATATTTCATATCTTGTGTTTCCATTTTTATCACGCCCTATGTTTTTAATATAACATATGTCTGGCTTGTATTTGAAATAATTAAAAAGCCTATACCATCCCTTCCCGTTACATGCTTCACGATTCCATATTCCAGCAAGCCTCCTGTATCCCCTTACTGATATTTTCTCTATTTCTTTTGGCATGATTTCAATATACTTTCCTTCTCCGATTGGTATAGTCATATTACCTGCCTCTTCCGTGCAAAAGTATTCTATTTCAGATGCCATTCCTTTATACACATAGAACCGGTATGGGTTCCCGTCAGGGTCTACCCGATCCATATAGTATAATATCACTTTGTCTACTTCTATTCTTATTTTCTCCATCTTTGTCCTCCTTCCTTGAATAAAAAAAACGGCACCTATCTTCGCAGACCAGTGCCGGCAACTAACTCGCATGGAAAACTACTTAACCTCAACTAATTCTACAGAGTTGTAGAATTTAGTGAAGCTACCAACAAATTCTCTTATATTTTTATATTCTTCTGGTCGTTTTCTGTTACCGTCTTTTATATAATTCACCCACAGTCTATCCTCTATGTTCTTAATCGCATTCTCTATAGTAAATTCGTCGCTGACACACATTAAGCACGAAGACCCTGTTTTCTTATGTGGTTTGTGCATTCTTGAAAAAGACCACATTTGGTAATTATATACAAGTTTACACCTGTAATATTAGTTAATAAATTTCTTAACTGGGTTATACCCAAACCCTGTATAGGGTGGCATTACTGCATCCCCTTTTACTTTTCTCATAATATTATAACTTCCGTTGACATCAGCGTTTAACAACACACCGTCTTTTGTCCTAAAGATTCCTCTTTTCAACCTTTTACCAACGTAAGTATTATGATGACATACTTTCTCCAAATCATAAGAACTGCATTTTGACGTATGAGATTCATTTACTACAAAGAATCTTAGTCCTTGTCTTTCTGATTTGTACTTTAACATTGATATAAAATCATCAAATGGGATAAAAACAAAATTCTGGTTGCTTCTCTTACCTATATTAACTTCCTGTTTCCATCCGTCATTATGACCCACTATCAATGTAGTTATATTATCTTCAACACAAATATCTATGATTTTTTTACTTGCTTTATGAAGATAATCCCTTACCTTGCTATTTCTTTTTCTTGTTAAAGATGCTAACTGTCTCGAATTTTTCTTGCCATTTACTTTCTCCAATTTGCTTTGTAAAAACGAACGTTTCTTATTATAATATTGATTGATGGATTTCAACCTTCTTCCATCTATCAATACCGGTTTGTTACTAACGTTAGTAACAACAGAAGCAAGGTTATTAACACCTAAGTCTATAGACATTATCCTATTGTTGTCAACTTTTTGTTCTTTACAACAAGATTCGTAAACTAATTCAATAACATAACATCCTTGTCTTGGTATTATCCTAACTTGTTTAACACTACCTTCTTCACACCTTGTTTTTAAAGGAGGCAGTCCTTCTTTCTTGGGGAAATAAATGTATTCACCTCTATGCCGTATTTGGGCATAAGAATAGTTAAAAACATTCCTGCCCTTTACCTTATCCTTGTACTTAGGGAACTTAGGACATCCTGTGAATTTCTTGTTATCCCTTTTCCAAGCCTTAATAGAAGAGAAATAAGATTTTAGATTCTTATCTAATCCCATCAATATCTGTTGTGAAGAAGATCCACTTAATGCCCTGAAATCAGGATTGTTTTCAGATACCATTTTCTTGTTAAGATCCGTACATCTAATCCACTTTCCTGTATTAAGGAACTCTTGTTTGATAACATAAAGTCCAGCATTATACAGGTTTTTTGACAAGAAACAGATATGATCTAACATCTTATATCTCTTATCACCTTGGGTAATTATATGTTGTTCTACCAAATACATACTGCAAATATAAATAGAATATTTTAAATACGCTATTTATATTGATGTTTTTAGGTGTAAAGTCGTATATAATCACCTATCTAATTTATTTTCTACGTTCATTTTCATGCAAAAATTTAAAAACGACCCTCATTATAGTTGCGAAGTTCTCCACCTTAACCCACTCATGAGCTACTGCTCTAAGTACGGATGTCTCATATGTTGGAATATTGTCTTCTTCAACCACCTTACAAGAAGCCAGAACTCCTTCAGTCGGCTTTAGTCCGCGATCGTGCAGCTCGCAGAGACCGTCCGGCCGGCGGAATGCGCACCACCCGTCTTTCTCTGTTGGCTGGATCATCGCTATTGGTTTTTCTTTCACTGCAAGATACCCTACCATCCACATTGTTTCTTTTAACCTGTCAGCGTATCCGGCATCTATGATAGCCTCTATGTCTTTTGGCGTACCAATACAAGGAACCTTACACATGTTCTTACATTTATCACATGTACAAGGTTGCTCCCATCTGTTATGATCTATGCCTACCAACTTCTTTATCCGTTCTACTTCTTCTTTCATACTTCTTTTGTTAGTTCATCATAATATGCTTTCAATTCTGGTGAGGCGTATTTCATAAATGCTTCAAATAAATATGGTACTTCTACTATCGTGTATATAGTATTCCCTATTGAAAGCTGATCAAGATCATTGCTATACAAACACGCAACATGAGAATCGAATATATACAAATCCATCCTCACGTATTCTATACATGAAGACAACGCATCAAACAAATTCTTTACGTCATTTTTTGTCAAAAAGTTCTACAAAACCTCTTAATTCTCTCATTCCACTACCCTTTCCACGTGTTTAATTAATACTACCGCCATTCCATTGCCGGTTTTTATCGCACATTCCGATCCCTTTATCCATTCTACACACCCTACATACTTTTCCGTAGCATGAAATCCGGGATTGTATTTTCCAGATGTACTGAACTCTACCGTATCCCCTACCTTCAAATCATCAAAAGCAATAGACCATGTGGTCCAAATTCTATCATGTCTCCCAGGCTGAATGGCTCCAATTACACCCTTCTTACTACCGTTTTTTATTGCCCTTAGTATTATCTTTCTATCATCTTCGATAAGGCTGCAAAAGCGCCCGTAAAAGGTTAAATCAACCTGTTTTCCTCCTATTTCTTCTCTTATTTTTGTTATTCTGTTCATTTTCTGATTTTGTTTTATTTTTTTCTTTGTTTTTTCTATCTTCTATGGAAGATGATAATAACATTATCTTTTCTATGTTACTTTTTGACTGTAAAAAAGAATCGCATTTCATTACTACTACCACCTTCTTAAGTTCCCCATTATCGTATAGCGATACACGCATCATGTTTTGCGCCTCGTCCACTATCAGACCTGGAGTAGTCTTAGCCATTTTGCGTAGCTTATTATACTCCGGTCTTTCCATTTCCTCTGTTTATTACTCTATAGTATTTATCCTTATCCCCTTCTTCCAACTTCTCCAAGTAGAAAATTCCATCATGTAAATGAGACAAACAAAACCTGTATCCGTATTTCTGCGTTCTTCTTACATGATCCCGCAATCTTATCTCTTCACTTTTGTCTTGTACTTTGATTTTAATACTGTCTCCTTCTTTGATTGTGTATAAAATAGTTTGAATCTCTTCTTTTTTCATCTTATAAAATATTTTAACGGCAGCACCTATACTCACGCACCAATACTGCCTTATGTTTAACAATTAAATACTTAACTCTTCAATGGTCAAGCCTTTTTCTTTTGCCCACTTTAGCATCGCGCATAATTCTGTTTCTGACTTATATTTCGGATCACGCCACGCCCATCCGAATTTATCCAGGACATGATGATATAAGTCGTCAGCCTTTGCCGTGTAAATGTCTTTGAATAAATGCTCCGAACCTTCCGGTACAAGCATCTCTGTTGTTGCAAAATCGGAATACGACAAACATCCGTAAACATATTCTGTTATTTCACTCCACGCTTCTCCGGCTTTAAATCCAAATTCTTTTACAAAAGCCAAAGTTAGATACATATTTAATAATATTGTTACATCATATCCAGAATCCGACTTTCTTTCTATTATTTTCTTTTCAAATTCCTTTAAATCTTCAGGCCCTAAAAAGATGTATCCTGATACCGACCGATAATTAGCCTCCGCATACTTCTTGCATTTATCATCATTAACAATCTTACCAATGTTAGATAACATCTTTTGCCTCCATTCATCACAAAACTCTATCCTTACATCCATCCAATCAGTACCATAATTGCGATCTTTTGGATGTCCGACCGATATTACCTTTATGTTATTCACACCATATTCATAAATGCGTTCGCCCACCTTATTCGCCCATTCCTGTACAAAAGGAATAAACTTATTGCAATAAGAATCAAAATCAAAATCTAATTCCTCCTCATATTCCGGCATCTCTTCATAATCTTGTTCAAAGAAATATCGAGGATCTGCTATTGTTTCATAGAAACTTACGTTAATGAAACAAAACTCGTTGGTTGTCGTTTTTAATATCACAGCTTTTTGTATTTACGTACATTTTTCTTGCCATAGAATCTACACATGGCACGAATCTGACTATAAAATACTTTTGTCCTCCTGGCCTCAAAGTATTTAAACATTTCTTCATTCTTTGTTTCCCAAACGTAATCCGTTTGGGAACTCATGTGATTTTTGTCCTTGCGTGAATAATGGTAATATGATACCACAACACGTTTCGCACCATTCTTTACAGGTACGATATTCACATCTATGTTATTATCTGTCATCTTATTATTGTTTTATGCATTATATAAATATAAAGAGCGCATACCTTCACAGGCCGGCGCTCCTTTCAATAAAAATGAAAAAACTAACATTAACATAAAAATCCGTTTTCTACTTCTTATGTTTTAATCTTTTAATGGCATCCTTTCTTGAGTATGCCATTACTTTAGTGCCATTAATATCAAATTCTTTTTCTGTTCTGACAATCTTTTCTCTTCTATATGTAGATTGCATTCCTTTTCCCCTTTTAGTATTTAGCACAAAGGCATCATCTCCGCACATTGCAGCTAATATCATAGGGAGCAACAGACCTCTGTATTTCATATTTTTCCTCCACAATTATTATATCTACCATATTCGTTTCTTCCATCATTCCGTATTTCAAAAATCATCTTCTTATGATCTTTGCCTGGTAACTTATCCTTAACAGCCGATATTACGCCCGCTATAGACGTGAATCCTGAATCTGTTATTGAACACAGCAACACACCTCTGTCGGCGCCGGTGCTTATCGCTGACGCCTTTATAATATCATTTTTATATATTCTCATAACTTTTTTGTTTTATTGTTTGTGAGATGCCCAGAATCGAACCAGGACCGGCACATACGCACCGGCACGCCGCGTCATCCCCTCTATGATGCAGAAATAGGCATGCCTATCCTCACGAACCGACATGCCAAAACCCAAAACTTAATTTGATGAATAAAATAGATTAACAAAAATACTATTCTAATTCTTTTATAATATCTTTCACAATATTCAGCCTTACCTCCTTCGTTTCTGGACTAATACAACCAAACCACCCATAAAACGTTCTTGTTTCCTCTGGTTCTGTGGCCATACTTATCTTCTCCTCCAATTCCGGGAAATATATTCTCACCATTTCGTCTGAACGAAACTTATAGATATTTTTATGTGTTTTGAAATACATAAACACTATATTTCTTAATGCAACACATATGTATTCCCCATCCTCTGACCTATCAATCATCTCATATACCTTTTTCCAAATGAATAATCGCTCTTCTTTTGTAAACATATTCTTCTTTATTTTTGTGGTATTATTTGACTGTATGCAGACTTTTCCATGTACACAACACTATGCTCCTGTCCAAGTATTTTCTTTGCCGCCTCTTTCTTTATCGCGCAATATCTCCCTGTACGATACGGATTCTTTTGATCTGATCCATCCTCGACTTCGATAATAAAACAGCCTCCGTCATCTATTATCTTTTTGCAATCGTCACATACTCCGCCCGTGCATATATGATGCGGAGCCTGACCTTTGATATTATTTCCTAATAAAGCAATCCCCATCTCTTCGCCACATATCATGCAGACTTCTATAGACGGATTCAATCCATGTTCCGGATGTAATGTAATGCTATCTTTCATTTTCTTTCCTCCTTTGTTTTTAATGTTGTGTGAGATCGCCGGAATCGAACCGACCTACCGCACCATGAATCCCATAAAGCAAGTGCTCCGATCTTCGCAGACGGGAGCACTCTGTCTAAAGCATAAGAAAATTAATGAAAAAATTTTTCTCACTTACGCCATAGCATCTAAAATAGCTATCATCACTATTTCTATGACAAACATAATAGAAAATATCTTAAATGCCTTTTTCATATCGCTATCTCCTCCTTTTTATTTTTTTAGTTCCACAATAAACTGTTCCGGCTCTGCTCCGACCTACGTTCCACCTACAACCGCAGGCCTTAGCCCAAGGCGCCGCCTACTCCCCCTCTATGGCAGCCTGTTCGTACCTACAAAGCCAATCTCCATCTACACAACTATCACTACGCGATAATAAACATTTATCCTTATAACAATTATCCTTATGACAATCATAAAAAAATACACCTATCACAACTGTAATCCTTAACTTCTACACAGCTAACTACCTTAGCGTATTCTATTCCATCACTACCTTCTATTCCTCTTACCCCCAAAAATAGAACCTTCTCCCTCCTTACTCAAATCTAAGTCAGGCGCAAAGTCATATACGTTTTTAAAAACGCTGTAAGTCTTAATTTTGTTGGAAAATCCTACATTATGCTGTT